ACAAATGATATAAAATCATGGATTTTGCAAAAAAAGACGCAAGGATTGAAGAACTTGAAAAAGAAAACGAAGAATTGAAATCATTGCCACCCGTAAATGTTGAAAATATTGATTGCGACATATACCCCGACGATGATCCACGTTCAAAATTTTATAAGGAAAAATTTGACGAAAAATTAAATGAAAATTTGACGAATTGAAAGAAAAGATGACGTTCGAACTGGGAAAAATAAAATCAAAAAATTGACTTTTATATATTAAAAAATTTGACTTATGGAAAACCAACAAACAGACTTGCAAACGTTCGGGGAAAATTTCCGAACTTTACAAACAAAACGTGCAAATGCACAAATGGAATTGCGTGATTTAGAAATGGAATTGCAAAAAACGGAGTTCCGAAAACAGATTCAAGCGAAAAGAATGGAAGTTGCGGAATTAGAACAAAAAGAAAATGACATGAAACAAAATATTGTCAATTCAATGTTGCAAAATCAGTTGAAATCAATTGAATTCACGTTTCAGAAGTTTACAGTTAAAAAGAACCCGTGAGCGTTAGTGATTGACGACGAAAGCAAAATTCCGGACGAATTCAAAAAAGAGAAAACCGAAATCGTGATTGATAAAAAAGCAATCAAAGAAAAAATTCAAAATGGTGAAACGATTGACGGTGCGTCGATTAGATCATCTTATAGTTTACAAATAACGCCGAAATAAAATGACACCACTTGAAATGATAAAACAACTACAAAAAGAATTTGTTCGTGAATATCCGTGATTTTGAAAACGTGTTTGAATGAAACATGTTTGTGCATTCTTCGGAATCACGCGTCAGTCACTATACCAACACAAAAACGACACAAAATCTTGAACAAAGTTGAACACAATCGATCGAAGTAAACGATCGAATGAAAAATTCTTAAAGTTTTTATTCAATAATTATAAAACATCATGAAAATCAGATGAGAATTAAAAGAAAAAATGGACGTTCAAACATTCGGTGAATGAGAAAACGAATTCAAAAAACAAACATTGATATTCGTTGAAGTTGAACCGGAAGTTGAATTTCCAAACACCATTGCAATTGATTTTTCAAACGACAAATTAAGTCTTGCCGGTGCAATGGAAGTCGGGGGAATTTATGACGTGAATTTTTCAATTTCGTGTAAGAAAACCGACAAAGGTGGAATATTCAACACAATCCGTTGACGAAAAATTCAAGCCGTAAAAACACCGGAAGAAAACGAAGTCGAAACCGTGCTTCCTTTTTAGATTGAATGAATATTTGATCATGGAAAAAGATTTTCAAAATTTAGTTGATAAAGCAAGAGCGTCAAAACACCTTGACGCAATCTTGCTTTTGGTTGAAAATAAATCAAAGATTCAATGAGAATTTGCAAAGATGTTCACAAATTCGTTTTGAGAAATGGAAAACGATCCGCAAGCCGAAACAATCAAAAAAACGGTTGGATTGGTTGCGGAATATGTTTTCAATTCTTGTGTTGACGTTTTGGTGAATGATAAAAAATAAACATTGCAAAGTCCGGAAATAAAAATAATTTTTAGTTGTTTTTATTTCATGGATCGAACAAATGGAAAAATTCAACAAACATCACAAGTTGCCGAAATCAAGGGGTTGAACCGCCGACAAATCAAATATAAAAATTCGAGACATGAAAGAACATTCCAACCGACACGCCGTCTATTGAAACGACACGCCGGTTGAACAAATCATCAAAGTCTTGACGGTGAACAAATGAGTTTGGACGAAATGATTTGAAAACGCAATAATTGATGTTTTGTTGAATTATGACGGGGAATATTACAAGGAAAAGTGCATGAATAAAGATCCACGCGACGATTTATCACCAATTGACGAATAATTTATTCCTTAATCAAGAAAAACATGTTTCATTATTTATTATTGACGATTTATCGAGTTTTTGCGACATGGATTTCGTTTGCATTATGACACAAACGGAAAGATAAATCAAAATATGTGTTGTCAATGATTATCATGTGAATATTGTTTTGATTCGTTTTATTTCATAATCAAATACAATAAAATGTTGAAAATTATTCTTGCCTTAGTTATTGCAATCCTTTTGATTTTTTGCATTACAAGATTTGAAATTGCATTGTGCAAATTTTTGAGCGTTGTTTTTTTGATTGCACTTGCTTGTGTTTTAGTTTATATGTAAAAATAAAAAAATGTATGAATTGCAACCCGTCTTTGAATGCGTGATTTCTTCTATTTGTGCATTAGTTCGATATTTCACGGCGTTTTCATTGTTTAGATTCGACAAATATTTCAAATATGTTTCAATCATGTGTTGAACGATGTGGTTGATTCTTGCATTGATGTCTTTATATCAATTTTGTTTTTAATCATGGAAATCGAAAACGTAAAAGCCGAAAAATTGATTCCTTATGAATTCAACAATAAAATTCACGATGAAACACAAGTGAACCGCATTGCAAATTCAATCCGTGAATTTTGATTTCTTCAACCGTTGGTGATTGATCAAAACAACGTGATAATTGTTGGACATGGAAGATTTGAAGCAAGTCAAAAATTGTGAATGAAAGAATTGCCGTGCGTAAGGGTTGAAAATTTGACGGACGAACAAATCAAAAAATTCAGAATATTAGACAATAAATTGAACGAATCCGAACGAAACGAAGACAACTTAAAAATCGAATTGCAAGAATTGAAAAATTTCAACATTGGTGAACTTGAAATTTCGATCGATGAATTATTTCCGGATCTTGAAATCATTTCACCCGACGGATTCGGTGAATGATTCACATTGCCGGACGGTGACAAAAACTCAAAATGTCAAATGACGTTCACGCTTTCGGAAGAACAAAAACAAATCATTGAAGAATGAATTGACTTAGTAAAACAAACAGACGAATATAAATGTCAAATGAATTATTGAAACGAAAATGCGAACGGGAATGCTTTATTTTGTATCGTTGAACAATGGGTGAATGCAAACAGATAATCGTCAAAGTGATTCCAAGCAATATTTGAAATGCTTTCATAAAAAAACACCATTATTCATGAAAAGTTGTGAACAATTCAAATTTGCATTTCGGTTGTTTCATGGATTGAGATTTGCACGGCGTTTTGTCTTATTGACCAAGTCTTGACAAATCAAAAATGTTGTGATTGGTGAAGTGAACCGGACGAAATAATTTTCTTGAATTGAACCGCATGGCGTTTGACGAACACTTGCCGAGAAATTCCGAAAGTTATTGCATAGCAAAAACAATCATGTTGATCAAGAAAAATGCACCGCAAATCAAACGAATCGTTTCATTTGCAGATTGATGTTCTTGTGGTGATTGAACAATTTATCGTGCAAGCAATTTCGTTTTGACGGGAATCAAAAAAAACTTCAATCTTGTTCAACTTCCAAACGGTGAGAAAATTCACAAAATGACACTTGAAAGCAATCCAACGACGCCGAGAAAAGAGTTGGGGGGGCGTTCTTATTATCAAATCACGGGTTGAAAATTTGATTTCAAAAAATATATTCAAGCCGTGAATGGAAAAATCCTTGAATGATTTCAGTTGCGTTATATATACTTTATCGACAAATCATTCAAAGACAAATTAACCGTTCCGATCATTCCGTTTTCAAAAATCGACGAATTGGGGGCTTGAATGTATAAGTGACAAAAAATCACGGTTGAAGAAAGACATCATGCGGGCGTTGTGTAAAGGTTGCACGTTTTCATTCCAGAAAAAAGTGACGGTTCGAATCCGATCCACCCGCTCCAATTTATTTTTGAAAATAAATCATGCAACAAACAAAATTTGATTATAACGCATTAAAACTTGAATATTTCAAATCCGATATTGACGAAATCAAGTGATTCCGACTTGATAAAGGTTTGAATTACAATTCACGTGTTGCGACAATGACGAAATGACGGTGACAAGAAAAGCAAAAACGAAAAGACGCAATCGTGGAAAAAGCACTTGAACGTCAAAAAAACGAACTTGCGAAAAAACTTGAGATTCCGGTTGAAGATTTATTCAAAACCAAAAAACAAGCAATTGAATTGATGAAATATAAATTGAATCAATATACAAAAAAGGTGAACAAAGCGAAAGAAGACGGTGACGATGACGATGTTCCAATCAACATGAAAGATCTTGAAAAAATCCGAAAGGTTGCAAAAGTTGAATTGTGAGAACCGACGATTGTTGCAAAGAATGAATGAAAAACAACACTTGAAACAAATTGACCGTTGGTTGCAATTGTCCGTTCGGAAGAAAACGACGATGAAGAAGAAAATGACGATGAATAATCGTCTTTTTTTTATCTTGATTTTTTGATCCGTTGCATTATCATAATGCGGGGGTTTAATAATATTTTGATGAAATGAAACGTCGTCCAAAAGTTGCGAAAAAAACTTATTTGAATTTGTTGGTTGCGTTGTTTTGATTGAAAAGACAAACATTCATCAATGAATGTTGGAAAAAGAAAATTGACTTGTCCGATGAATTACAAGTTGCGGTTTATATCAAAAACAAATTAAAATGACAAATCAAATAAAACTATTTTGAAAACAAACAAAGGTTCGAGATATTTTGACGGATCAAAAAAATCCAATTTTGGAATTGTTGATTGGTGGTGGTGCATGATGATCAAAAACATTCACCGGTTGTTTGTGGTTGGTGACAATGTGTTTGAATTACCCGTGAACGCGTTGGTGATTGTGACGTTCAAAAATGAAAACGTTGAAAATGACATCATTGAAAACATTGACGAAACTTTTGACGAACGATTTTCAACTTGTTGAATGAAAACATTTCAAGGTGCATGGATCAAACGATCCGCAAACACCAAACACAATCATTTTTCGGAATGGTTCGGAAATTTTATTGTTGGATTTGAAATATTACCCGTCACTTGATCCGGATTTTGACGATTTGTGATCATTGGAATTGACGGGGTGATTTATTGATGAAGTTGTGCAAATTACACACAAAGCATATCAAGTTTTTTCATCACGTATTTGAAGACGAAAAAACGAACAATTGTGATTGAAACCGATGTTGTTGATGTCTTGCAATCCGTGAAAAAATCGGGTTTATCAAGAATTTTATAAACCGCAAAACGCTTGAACGATTGAACCGCACAAAAAATTCATTCAGATTCTTGCGAAAGACAATCCGCATGTTGAAGACTATGTTCAAAAATTATCACTTATGCCGGATTGACCGTTGAAACAAAGATTGTATTATTGAAATCGAGAATATGACGACGACGAAAACAAGGTTTATTCATATCGTGACTTGCAATCAATTTTCACGAATGTTTGAACGACGGGCGACAAATATATAATCACGGACGTTGCATGATCCGGGAAAGACACAACGGTTGTGTCCGTTCGAGATTGACGAAAAGTTATTGATCGAACGATTGAAGAAAAATCCACGCCTGAAACCGTCAAACATATCATGCAACAAAAACAAATTGAATATAATGTAAAATTAAAAAATATGGTTTATGACGGATCTTGATTGTGACGGTGATTGTCCGGTTTATGATGTGAAATTTTTCAAGGTGGTTCAAAACCTATTCCAACGAAAGACGCAACGGATCAAGAAAAAGAATGATTGAATAAAACTTATTTGAATTTGCGTTCACAATGTTTTTTCATGCTTGCAAAACGAATCAAAGACGGTTCGTTGTCAATTCCGAATGTTGACGAAGACATGAAAACAAAAATTCTTGAAGAATTGGACGTGATTCAAGCGTGGAAAATTGAAAAAGATTGACCGTTGCAAATCATACCAAAAGACGAAATAAGGAAAATTTTGTGACGTTCACCGGATCTTGCGGACGTGATTTCAATGCGTGTTTATTTTGAATTGATTGAACGCAACGAACCGATGTTTTATTAAGTAAACAAAAATGAAAATAATTGCACCACCATTCATTGATCAAAAAATATTCGATTGATTGAAAAGCCGTGAAAAAGCATATTTGATTTTTTTGTTTCAAAAACGTTTCACGAAAAGACAAATCATGAAAAAACTTTTCATTGATAATGAAAGGACGTTTCAAAGATTGCAAAAGAAAATGTCGGATTTGATAAAACGACAAAATGACGCAAAATCCAAAAAAGCAATTGAAAACAAAAAAATTTCCGATAAAAAGAAAATATAAAATTTTTATTTTCTTTTAATTATACCATGTCAAGATACATTTGAAGAAAAATCAATGTCGGATTCGGAAAGGAAACGACAAGATGAACAGCCGTTGCACCCGCAATTCGATGTCCGAAAGCGTCTTTGGATTTTGACGAAAAATCTGAAAAAGTTATTGATGAAAGTTCAATCGGAGTGATTGAAGATTCATTTGACGGACACGTTTCAAAACAATTTGCGGAATGATCTTTTGAATGCAACGTTTATGCAAACGTTATTTGATACATTTTGTTGAACGTTTTCGGAAAAGTCACAACATCATGATCAAATGGTGAATTCACACACGCATTTGAAGTTGACGAAACAAATCAACATCAATCATTGACAATTTGACTTGCGGACGATACGCAAGATAAACAATTTCCACTTGCAATGGTGAATTCATTTGAATTGACAGCCGAAACGGGTGACTTTGTAAAAGCAAACGTGGATTTTAGATCCAAAAAATGAGTGAATGCAAGTTTGACACCAATATATTCAAACGATTTTGCATTATTAGGAAAAAACGTTCAAGTTTATTTTGCGAACGATCTTGCATGATTAGATTCCGCCGATCCAATAAAAGCGACAAATCTTTCATTGACTATAAATAAAAACCTTGAAGACGTTGACGTTCTTGGATCAATTGAACCGGACGATTTTTGTAATGCACAATTCGGGGTTGAATGAGACGTTGAATTATTGCGAGACGATGAAACATACAAGACAATATTCATGAACGGAATCAAACAAGCAATGAGAATTGAAATAATTGACACAAACACAACACTTGATTCATGAAATCCAACATTGACGTTTGATCTTGCAAGCGTAATCGTGACGGAATTTGCAAAAACACAAGACAACGACGCATTAGTTCGTCAATGATTGACTTTCAGAGCTTTATATTCAATGAGTGACGCAACAATGATCAATGCGAAACTTATCAATTCACAAAGTGCATATTAGTTTTATTTTGTAATGACAAAAACAATGTTTGAAATTTTAACTGAAAAACTTGCAAAAGAAATTTCCGACAAAATTTGATTATTAGACATCAAAGAAATCGGGGAAAATTGAACATTCAAAGTCGTTGCAAGTGACGAAACGGTTGACCGTGCCGGTGAAGTGATCAAAGTTTCATGACGGGATTTGTTGAACTTCATGAAAAATCCGGTGATTGTTGCAAATCATATTTATAAAGTCGAAAACATAATTTGAAAAGCAACAAACGTTTTCGTTGAAAATGACAAATTGGTTGTTGAATGAGTATTTGCAACAACGGATCTTGCACAAGATGTCCGCAAATTATATGACGGCGGATTCTTGAAAACCGTTTCAGTTGGATTTATTCCAAAAGAAAGAGATCCGGAAAATCAAAGAATAATCACAAGGGCGGAATTGCTTGAAGTTTCATTTGTTCCGGTTCCTTGTAATCCAAACGCATTGAGTTTGTGAAAAGAAATCGTTGACGGATTGATTGAAAAATGATTGATAATCAAAACCGAAGACGCACCCGAAACAAGTGACGGAACAGAATCAAACCCGAACGAAGAAGTTGAACAAGACACGACTTGCGAAGAAGAAAACGAGAATGAAAATAGTGGTGATGAAAATTCACTTGACAACGGTGAAGAAAAAAGCATAAAGGAAATGACGGAAGTCAATCTTGAAAAAGATATTTATGATCAACTTCAAGATCAAGTTCGTGAAATACGCAACACAAAATACATTTATGTTGTTGAAATATACACGAAACACTTTATTTTCCGAGACGATGTGAATTTCAAATATTTCGATCAGAATTGGAAAATAAAAGGAGAAAACGCCGTTGTTGACGGTGAACCGGTTGAAGTTGAACCAAAAACAACATGGATTGCAAAAGCAATTCAAAAATCAAATCGTGAAATGCTTGATGAAATAAAATCTTGATTGTCCAATGACAAGGACAACGACGTCAATGACGTTGAAGCAAAGATGAAAATGCAAAAAGAAGCATTGCAAAATGTTTCGAAAGTTGTGTCAGACGTATTGCATAAAATCAAGCTATAATAAAAAACTTTTTTATTCTTTATTCATTATCAAAATGGATCAGAAACAATTACAAGAAACACTTGAAACAACTTTGAAAGAAGTTCTTCCATGAGTTGTTGACGCAACAGTTGACGCAAAAATGGAAGAAAAAGTTTCAAATTTAGAAAAAGCAATTGCAGATTTGAATAAATCTGTAAAAATGAGCGTTGATGAAGAAAAAGAAAACATCAATGAAGCAAAAAAGACAATGTGAAAATTCTTCAAATCACTTGCAAAATGTCACAATGACGCCGAAATTTTAAGCGTTCAGAAAGCAACATTCTTGAACGAATGAACAGACGCCGAATGATGATACATGGTGCCTACTGAATTTGCAAGAGAAGTTTTCAGAATTGCGGGTGAAAGTGGAATCGTTAGAAGACACGCAAGAATCATTCCAATGTGAACAGATAAAAAAGACATTGCAACACTTGTGAATTCAATTGTTGTTTATTGGACAAATGAAGGTTCTGCATATACAGAAAGCAAACCAACAATTTGACAATGCGAATTAGTTGCAAGCAAAGCGACTGCATTAGTTAGTGCAACAAACGAATTAATCGAAGACAACATGACTGATCAAGAAGTTTGGAGTTTAATGGCTGAATTGATTGGTGAAAAAATGGCTGAATTTGAAGATTCAAATGTTCTTGCAAGTTCAACAAAATTCGAAGCATTATTATCAAATGCAAATATCAATGAAGTTGTAATGTGAACATGAAACACAAGTTTTGCAGATATTACTTACGATGATCTTATTGCTTTAATAAGAGCCGTTCCAATGAAATATAAGAAAGGTGAACCAAGATTCTTTATGTCACAAGATATTGTAAAATATATCGAAACATTAAAAGATGACAATAAACAACCAATTTTCTATTCAACAAGAGATCTTAGAGATAGACAACTTGAATATAGACTTCTTGGTTATCCATTAGAAATCACAGACGTTATGCCTTGAGATACAGACGACGGAGTTTCAAAATCATTCGTATTATTCGGAGATTTGAAACATTATGCGTTCGGTGATAGACGTCAACTTTCACTTTCTGCATGATACATGTCAGGAAATTGGGAAAAAGACATTCAATCATTAAAAGCAAATGAAAGAATTGCCGGAAAAATCATATTTCCAGAATGATTTGCAAAATTGACAACAGCTGCAAGCTAAAATTTGCAATAATATCACAAGGGCGGATTTATTCCGCTTTTGTGAATATTGTTTCAGTTTTTATCTTGTAAACAATCAAAACCATGTCAAAGAAAAATCGTAATGTTTCAGATGAAACAATTGAAAATCAAAATGTTGATGTAAACGAAAACGAAAGCAACGAAAACAACGAAAATCAATCAAATGATTTCCATGATCAAATTCAAAACACATCAATTGATCGTGTAAAAGTTGTTGCAAAATCAAACAGATGATCATTCAAAAAGGGCGTTGAATATGAAATTTCAAAGAAAATCTTTGATTCATACAACGGATTATTTGAAACTTTATAAAATAACAAAAAAATCAAAATGGACGTTTGCAATTTATCAAAAAAACAATAAAAGATAATTGCAAACGTTTTTTATTAAATATATTTTGAAACATGCCGAACGAAAACGAAATCACGGACGCACAAAATTTGCAAAATGCGGTTGATTATGTCAAATCCGTTTTATGAATAACTTGAACGGATCAAGACACGATTTTGTGAATTTACATTCAAAGTGCCGTTGCGGAAATATATGAAATGACTTGAATTGATTTGTTGCAATTGTGAGCCGTTGAAAAGAAATTCGACGGTGCGTGACAAAGAATTTTATTTTTGACGAAATATATTTCATCATTGGAAAAAGTTCAATACAATGCAAATCAATGGTGAACACCCGAACGAACAGATTTTGAACCAAATTCATATTTGTTGAAAGACGATTGACAACTTGTTTTCAAAAATAATCTTCCAAGATGATTTTGAAATATTTTGATCGAATTCAAATATTCGTTCACAGATTTCAATTCAATTCCACGTAATCTTTCGGATTTGAAACTTGCACTTGCATTGCTTGTTTGAAATATTCAAGCGTCACAAGAATCAACATGATATTCAAGCGAAAGCGTATCTTGAACATCAATCACATTTGACAAAACAACAATCACGAAAAACGTTCAAACATTATTGGACAAATACATTGTTTTTGCTTTTTAATCGATCGGAATCATGACAAAATTCAAACTTGATTATTTCACCGCAACCGTAAAACGTCTTTGAACATACACAACCGACGCAAATTGAAACAAAAAATCAACTTATGGTGAACAAATCATTGCAACCGTCAAATGATATTTGTCACCCGTTGGATCAAACAATCAAGATGTTTGACTTGATAGATTTTGACAAGTCCGAAATTTTGAATGTAATGCACCGCTTGACGTGAAAGAATCCGACATCATGACAATTGACGGCGTTGATTATGAAGTGAAATCATTTGCACGTGTTAGATGAATAAGGATTGATCGTGTTCGTGTTGTTTTAGTTCTTCCAAAAAATCAATGATAGATATTGAATATAAGGAAAAACAGTTGAAACAAATTCAAGAAGTTTTTGGATCAAAAGCCGTTCAAGATATTCTTGATCGTTCAATAAAAAAATCCGTGATATTATTAGAAAGATACGCAATCCAAGAGACACCAACGGATCAATGACGTTTGAGAAATGATTTTCACACGGAATTCAGAAAATCACGGTGACGTTTATTCAACCCGACGCAATATTGAATTTATGTTCACGAGTGAACGCGTCCGCATTATGCACCAATTGACAAATTGCAATGACGGGCGGATCGTCACGGGATTCCGGTTTGAAAATTATGGTGGTCGATTGCGAGAAAGTGAACGAAAGCAAATCCATTCATGGATCGTGCGGTTGAACAATGAGAAAACCAAGTTGACGAAATATTTTCAAAGGAAATTGATAAATTCTTTTATGACGTTTTCAAATAAATCATGATAAAAATTCAAGATGTAAGAAATGCGATTCAATCAAAGTTGAACGAATTGACGGGTGAATGAAAACCATTCGTTCAAGCGTCAAATTATTTCACGCAAAAAGCGATTTGATTTCCTTTTGTGATGTTTGAACCGTCCGAAATGTCGAGCGTTTATGAAGACACCGCGAACAATTACAGAAATTTTGTGTTTCAAATTGTGATTGTTCAAGAAATGAATCAAATTTCACGTGGTGAAGCAATGGACATTTTGTTGAATTGTTTTGAACAAATGATTGACGCATTTGATAAAGATTGGACACTTTGATGAGTTGTTCAAATGGTTGACGCAACCAATGGTGAATTTGGAGAAATTGACATGGAAAAATGACCGTGTCTTTATTTATCAAGCAATTTGAATTGCCGTGTTTTAGTTCCTATTACAGAATAATCATGAAAAAAGATTTCAAATTTTTTCCACGTGAAAAAGACAAAAAACCGGAAAACAACGAACCGGTTGAAAATGTTTCCGACATTGATGTCGGTGACATAAAAGATATTGAAAAAAATCAAAAGAATAATAATACTTGAAAAAAGAAATCCTTTAATTCCAAAAAATAAAAAAATGGGTTGGATCAAAAACATCAAAAACATATTTTCAACGAAAAAATGATTCATCGAAACAACATGAAATTGAATTGATGATTGATTATTCGTTGATTTGTTCAATGAATATTCAAGCCGTGATTTGCACAAATTATCAAAAACGGATTATTTGAATTTTTATAAATGACGATGTTTTGTTGCGGTTTGAACAATTGCACAAGCCGTTGCACAATTGGATCGTCAAGTCACGGACGGAAAATGAAAACCCGTGAATGATCCGTTGCTTGATTTAATTTCGGACGATTTCTTGTTGAATGTTGTTTCATACATGAAATTGAACGGGGGCGTTTATATTTGGAAAAATAAGGTTTGAAATAAAGTTGTTGATTTGGTGATATTGCGTCCGGATTTAGTTCACGCAATTTTGGACGATTCAAAGACAACGATTGATCATTATAATTATGTTTTGTCACCAAACAAAACAAAAAGATTTGAAAAAGACGAAATTATTTCAATTCAAAATTTCAATCCGCGTTTTCCATACCCTTTGAACATTGAATGAATGTCCGATGTCCAATGAATAGCAACTGCAATTGATTCGGATTATCAAGCGTCAAAATGGAATTGGAAATTTTTCTATAATAACGCAAGCGTTGACGGGGTTCTTGAAACGGATCAAAATCTTTCACCCGAAAATGTTGAAATAATTCAAAACAAGTGGGATCAAAAATATCGTTGAACCGACAATGCACATAAAATTTGAATATTGACGGGTGGTTTGAAATATCGTCAAATGAATCCAAGTCAAAAAGAAATGGATTTTGTTGAATCAAGACGTTTCAATCGTGATGAAATATTGTGATTCTTCAAAGTTCCAAAAGCAATGATTTGATTGTGAGAATGAGACGGGGCGAATTTGAATGTTCGTGCGTTTGAACAAATATTTTCACGTCAAGTCGTTCAACCACTTGCGAAAAGAATTGCACGATTCTTGAATTATGAATTATTTGGTGAATGAAGACGATTTGAGTTCGTGAATATTGTTCCAAGTGACCTTGAACAAACACGTCAAGATCGACTTGCAAATTGAATGACATTGAACGAATTCCGTGCAACGCGTAATCTTCCACCGGTGAAAGACGGTGACAAATTAAGATCCGCTTATATTATGTGATCATACGGTGCATGAAGTGACGCATGAAATCAAGAACAACAAGTCGTTGACCTTGACAAAGATTTCGAAAAACCAATCATGAAAGATTTGGGATTGAAAAAAAAAATTGATTGAATAATTGAAAAAAAGATAAAGGAAAACACACGTTGAACCGAAGAATATAATCAAAAATATTGGGAAATGAAAATGGAAAGAAACAACAAATTCGATCAATTATATTTGGAAAAAATTGAAAAAGTTTTCGATAAACAACAAAAAGAAATCCTTGACGCATACAAGACACGATATAAAGAAAACGTGACTGAATGAAAATCAATCAAAACCGACAAAAAAGCGGAAATGAAATTTCCATTGTTATCAATGGAAAAACGGGCGTTGATTTATTATCAATTCTTAAAAGATACACAAGACGAACTTGTAAAAACGGAAGCCGAACAATGATTGATTGAAGTTGGACTTGTTCAAGATTTCGTGATTTCGGACGCATTAGAAAAACAATTGATGAAAAATATTGAAAAATTTGCATGATCCATTGACACCGACACAAACAAAAAATTGAAAAGCAATTTTGAACAAATATTGTCCGAATGATTATCGTTCGATCAATGAAAAGATTTGTTGCTTGAAACATTTGATAACTTGAAATCAACACGTGCCGAAATGATTGTAAGAACTGAAACAGTTCGTGCATGAAATCGGGGTTCACAATTATGACGACAACAAAGCGGGGTGGTTGAAAAAAAACAACGATTCACCGCACTTGACGAAAGAGTTTGCGAATTTTGTTGACCTATGAATTGAAAAATTGTTTGATTAAGTGATAATTATTTCAACAAAAATGATGTTTTAGTCGGGGCGAACGGACATGAAATGAAACTTGATTATTCCGCAACACCTTATCCACCCCTGCATGTGAATTGTAGGTGCGTGATTTTACCGGTGATTGAATAAATGTTTTAATTATTAAAAAATACATATTATGGAAAAAACCTTTTGACAAGACAAAATCGTTTTCAAAACTGAAATCAACATGCGTGATCGACAACAGATTTCAAAACATGTAAGAGAACGACAAGAAAGCAAAGACGAAATGCAATTGACGTTTGACATCTTTCCGGTTTGGGTTGTTTCAATAAATGGAAATGCCGAAATGACGGACGCGGAAAAAATCAAACGACTTGAAAATTTGACGGATTTGCAATTGTTCAAAGAAGTTGCCGAAACTCTTGGAGAATTACAAACCAACGCATGATGAATTGACGAAAAAAAAAAGATAAATTCACCTATGAATTCGACAAAATAGCGAACACATGAAAAACAAATTTGAATGATCCGGAATTGTTGGAAATCTTGATCATTGATAAATTTCACCGGACGCACGATGAATTCATGAACACACCAAAAGGAATCGTCGATTTGTTATTATTGAAACGGTGAGCGGACGCAAGAGCCGAAAAGAAAAAATCAAAATCTTTATTAAGTAAAAAATAAAATAAATGGCGACATCAAAGGTTCTTGAAATTATTGTAAAAGCGACGGATCAAGCGTCAAAGCAATTTGACGCAATTTCGGAAAATTCAAAAAAATTGTCTGAAAGTTTGAAAGATGTCAAAAAATATTCATGAATTGCAACAACAGCACTTGTTTGATTGTGAGCCGTAATGGTGAAACAAGCAACCGATATTGAACCCGTCAGAAATGCTTTTGATAATTTGACGCAAACCGTTGGTGAAAGTTCGGACGCAATGTTGAAATCATTGAAAGAAGCGTCAAAATGAGCCGTTTCGGAATATGATTTGATGTTGTCCGCGAACCGTTCAATGAAATTAGGAGTTGCACAAAATACGGAAGATATGACGGATTTGATGAAAATTGCGAGACTTTATGGACAACAAATGTGACAAGATGTCACGCAATCGTTTAATGACATCGTGACGTGATTGTGACGTGGAAGTCCAATGATTCTTGATAATCTTTGAATTATTATTGATTCAGAAAAAGCATATGAAGACTATGCGAAACAACTTTGAAAAACATCAAAAGAATTGACAAAATCCGAAAAAACGCAAGCGTTGGTGAATGCAACACTTGTTGAATGAAGAAAAGCACTTGACGAATTTGGTGAACCCGCACAAACAATGGCGGAAAGGTTTGCACAATTAAAAAACACGTTCACCGATATTTGAACAAGAATTTGATCCGCATTGTTGCCGGTGATCCAAAAATTGCTTGAAGTAATTCAACCGATAATTGACAAGGTTGCAAATTGGATTGAACAAAATCCAGAACTTGCGTCAAAAATTCTTTTAGTGACAACAGCCGTTTCATGATTGATTTTTGTTTTGTCTTCACTTCCTTGAATTGTTTCAACCGTGACATCATGATTGTCGTTTTTAATGTCACCGATTTGATTGGTTATTGCTTGAATTTCCGCACTTGCACTTGCACGGGCGACGGATTTTTGATGAATTAGAGAAAAGACGGCGGAAATTGTGGATCGTATTTCTGAAATAATAACACCGCGACTTGAAAGACTTCAAACGTTTTGGAGTGAACACGGGGAAACAATAAAAACGGTTGTTTGAGTATTACGAGACGCCGTTTGAAAAATATTCGGGGCGTGAGTTGAACTTGTTTGATGAATATTAGAAACATTTTTGAATGCAATCGACATTTGGTTGAATTTGCTTTCATGGAATCGAAAATGAGCTTGGGAATGAATAAAAAATCAATTTGTCACAATTTGGGAAACAATGTGAAGAATTGGTGAATCGTTGTTCGGTGAATGGTTGGATCGAGTAGCGGACAAATTAGTTCAATTTTGAAATTGGTTCACGGAAAAATGGAATCGGTTGAAAAATACAATCACGGGAATATTTCAATCAATGCGGGAATGAATAAAAACCTCTTTTGAATTTTGGATTGCTATTTTCACGGGCGATCGGGAAAAAGCGAGTGAAATTTCAACAACGATTGTTCAATGATTAGATCAATCGTTGACCGCAATTTTTGGTGATATGTGGTGAAAAATAAAATCCGCGTTTCAATCTTGAATTGATTGGGTTGTTTGAAAAATGGAAGCATTCAGAAATACAATAATGTCAATTATTGATTGAATCAAAAACGCTTGGAATGACGCAAAAAATATTGTTTGAAATATTGGGAATAAAGCAAAGGATCTTGCCTGAAATGTTCGGGAATGAACGAAAAATATGGTTTGATTTGCGAATGGTTGATCCGTCACATGATGAAAACCAATTCTTGTTGGTGAAAGATGACCGGAAGTTTTTGTTCCGCAATCGTCTTGAACAATCATTCCAAACGAAAATATTGTAAATAATAACGGGGTGACAATAAATATGTCGGGCGTTTCAATTAGAAAAGATTCAGACATTCAAGAACTTGCACAAGAAATCGTCCGCATGACGAAACTTGAAAAAAACTATTGAATTATTTAATCAAATAAAATCACAATGGACAACACAATCAATTCAATCTTATTATGAACCGCACCAAAAGTCACGATCAAAACGCTTGACGGAAAATTTTCGTTCAATGGTTGGAATCTTGACAATGGTGATAATATAAGAGTTGTTCAATCAAATCATGACGATATTTGAACAATTGATTTTGATACATACGATACACCACTTGAAGACGGTGGTGGAGTTTTGGGGAAATATTACAGGAAAAAACAAATTCAATTGATTTTGTCGGTGAAAGCGTCAACGCCGGAAGCGTTCAACGATTTGATTGACGAAATAAAATATCAAACATCAAAAACGGAATGAAAATTGAGAATAATTATAAATTGAATTGTAAGAGAACGAACCGCAACATGTACAAGTTTGAAATTCAACAGAAAAAATTATAATGTGACACGGGTTGGAAATGTTGTTTTGACGTTTACATGCGTCAACCCGCATTCACAACTTGAAAATCCGGAAAGTGCGGATTTTATATCACAAACGGGGGCGTTTCAAAGTTCGGTGATTTATCGATGACGTGCGGAAACATACCCGAAACTTTTTGTGACAATGGATTCTTGATCGTCCGCATGAATGCGTTTCGAATTGAATTGATATGTGATCGAAATAAATCAAACATTAAATCAAGGAGACATCATAATATTTGACGGCGAAACAAAAAGCGTCACGGTGAATGATGTCGAAGTTGTTTATTCTTGACCGTTTACGCCGTTGAATTACGGTGAAAATATATATTCAATTCATAATGATTGAATTTATACGGGATCTTTATCTTATTTCATAAAATATCTATAAAATGAAAAAGTATCAAATCAAAACCTACAATGTTGATTGAAGTTATAAAGACACAATCAATCCGAACGACATCTTGAACGAAATTGCGTTCACGTCAAACATCAATTGATGACTTTGACAATTGACAATCGAAACAAAATACAGAATTGACGATATAAATTATCAAGGGGGGGAATTTGTCAAGGTTGTATTATTCGACGATTATCACAAATGATGACTTCAAATTTATTATTGATTTATTTCACAAATCGTCAAAAAAGTTGAATCGTCAAGGGAAACAACAAGTTTTGTTTGTTTGTGAGTGAACAGTTTATTTAACGACGTTTTGTTCACGAACGGATCACAAACACAAACACCAAGTTGAATGATCACGGATGTTTTGACATATTTTCAAACCGTTTATTCTTGTATTTCCGCCGGATCAATTGACACATCAGATTCAACAAGTCAAAATTATAATTGGGAAAATCAAAATTGTTTTGAAATAATCAAGACGGTTTGCGAATGAGCTTGATTGAAATTCTATGTTGACGGGTTGTGAAAATTGAATGTTTTCAAAGATTGAAACAGTCACTTTTTGAAATTACATTATGACGTTGACGAAATGACAATCACGGACACGATTGAAGAAGTTGTGAATAATTATTCACTTGAAAGAAATGGTTGAACCGTGAAATCATATTCGGACGCAACAAGTCAAACAACATATTGAAGAAAAGACAAATTTGAATTAAAAACGGACATCAATAGTGCAACAACGCAAGACGCATTCGGAAATCAATATATTGTGGATCATAAAAATCCGAAAGAATACATGACAATCACATTGAACACAAATTTCCCGTTTGAGAATATCAGACCATGAGACAAAATCACCGTGTTGAATGCGTGAATTGATATATTTGATAAAGTGGTGAATAAAATTTCATATAAACCGGATCAATGCGTTTTGACGATTGATAAAACCGACACATTGTGGAATGTGATTGAATAGTTTTATTTGATAAACAATCAAAAATCATGACTTATATTTGATATAAATCCGCAAATAATGTTGTTTCATATTTGGTGAGTGCAATTTCGTCAAATACAACATCAATGATTGTGAATGACGGTTGAATATTTCCGTCAAGTTTTCCATATTTAATCACGATCGAACAACAATTGAACGGCGAAACAACAATTCGTGAAATCGTAAAAGCAACGGCGAAAATATGAAACACAATCACAATTGAAAGGGCGGTTGAACCATGTGTTTCAGACGATACCGCAACGCCGAAAACGATGTCACAAATTGCACATAATTTTGAAGCAAATTCGATTGTTTCAATCGTGATGACGGCGTGAACATTGAAAGACGTTCAAGATGAAATGGATTCACAATCATGAAGAATTTCAACGGCGGAAGATGAAATTGACGATTTGACGGATTTAATAAACACGCTTGAAGACGATATTCAAAATTTATAATTTAATTTCAAAAAATAATGTTTGCGAACAAAAACAATTTAAGATCTGAATTGACTGCAAATATTGGAGTTCTTGCGACAACAATTTCAATCACGGCGGGGGAATGAATTTTGTGGGAGAATGACATGGTTGCGTGTCTTGAACATTATGAAAACGATGTTTGCACAAAAAGGGAAATTATAAAAATCACCGCAAAAAATAACGACACGTTCACCGTGACAAGATGATTTGCGGTTTGTATAATGAACGACGAAACAAAACAACAATGACAAGAAATTCAAACGTTTTCCGTTGGTGATTTTCTTTCATTGTATTTATCAAAGGAATTGCGGGAAAGTATAACGCAAAATATTTGAATCAATGAAACGGCGTTGCAAACAATGGTTTGACACTTAAATTCACCAAGAACATATATAAATGATAATTGTTTGAGTTGGAAACAATCTATTGATTCTGCATATAATACAAAATATTGATGACTTGCGGGATTTGGTGACGCAAGTGACGGTGATCTTGTAATCACCGAAGACACATTTCTTGACGCGTCAAGGGAATATAATTTCAACAATTTGACGATTTGTGCAAATGCAACTTTAAGATTTTGCTGATTATGAGTTCCAACAATCAATGTCCGGAATAATTTCAAGAATTATTGAACTATTGACATGAGAGCACCATATTTGCAAGCAAGAAATACGGAATTGACGGATCACCGATTATTCACAAATGATAAAGTTTCAAATAATACGGACGATTTGACACAACTTTGAACGGAATGATGATTTTATAAATGATGAAGTGGTGCGGGTTGAACCGCAAGTTGAAGTGACGCAAGTGATTGACACGGTTGAAATGGTTGAAGTGGTGGTGCTTATGATTGAATAAATGGTTGAAATGGTTGAACAAGTTGAAGTTTTTGAACGGGTGGTTGATGATGATTTTGAATGTGAAAAGGTTGAACCGGTTGAACGGGTGCATGTGGTTGATGAAATGGTTGAAATTGATTCCATTGATGACAATGATGAAACGTGACAAGTTCATCAAGGTTTGACGGTGGTTGATGAGCCGGTGGACTTTGAGTGATTAGATGATGAGACGCTTGATGATGAGTTTGATCTTGTGATTATAACACATTATGAAACGGGTGAAGTGCAATCACAAACGTTTATTGATTACATTTGAACGCAAGAAATATTTGGAATAATTTGGTGACTGCAAAATGATGAGACGGTGGAAATGGTGGAATTTATTATTGGTATTGAACTTCATGATGATTTGCACCAACTTGATGAAATGGTTGAAATGGTGCGAATTGATGAGAAATTATGGTTAGTTATGACACAATGCACGAACAATGAACTTTCGACGTTTCATGATGAATGGGGTGAATTGGTGCGAAAATGTGATTTTCAAGTGAATCATGTTGGAGATACGAGCAACCAAACTGAACGGATTGAACGGCGTGACGGGTTGTTTTTAAATCTTCAAAAAGTCCATATATTCAAGATTTAATGCTTCAAAATGATAGTGACAATGAAGCAATATTGATAAGTTGGAAAGATCCAAGAGTTCTTTCATGGAATAAAACAATAATTCGTTATTCGACAACAGATTACCCCGCAAATTTAACGGATTGAACGCTTGCGATAGAAGAAACAACAAGAAATCAATATGTTTTAACACCATATTCTTTAGTTGGCGTTTCTGATCAAACGACATATTATTTCACCGCATTTGCTTTGGATTCAAATAATGTCATTATTGACACAGAAACAGCAACAATTACAACTGAATTTGGACGGCAACCGTGAGTGAATACTATTGCTTATTATCCATTGGAAACAAATGGTGATGAAGCAAGTTGAAAAAGCTGACTAAATATTACAACTACTTGAATAACATTTAGCAATAATGTAGCAATATTAGATGGGAATCAAAGAGCAACTGTAAATAGCATAACTTGATATAAAACAATATGTTTTTGGTTTAAGAAGACTAATGACGTTAATTGAATGATAATTACTCAATGAAATACAGATGGGTATATACAACTAAGAACAAATGGGTTTGCGGCTGCTTGAACTTGATGATGAAGTTTTAACAACGACTATACAGCTTGATGAAGTACACCAAGCAATGTATGGAGATTGTGCGTTATAACTCAAACTGTGGCTAATGATAGTTGATCATCTACTTGAAGTATGAAATTTTATTTAAGTGACTTTTGATGAGTAAGTTGAGTAAGGCAATATGATACTACTAATCATTATTTGAATTGGGGTATAACAAGAATTGGATGGAGTGGGAATACATCATACCCTTATGCTTTAATATGAGAAATGTCTCAACTTATATTTGAAAGCACTGAACGAACAGCACAAGAAATATCAGACTATTACAACCAAACCAAATGAAACTATGGATTATAATCAGATTTATCTTATAACTTAACTAATGGAAGTAAGATTTATTTTTCAATAGAACAAGGAAATATGAAAAAACAAGAAATTTCAACTCTGAAAGTAAATACAGAAGTTGTAAAATCAATAAAAAATACACTTGTAATCAGAATTGACGGTTGATTGTGACGCGTGATTGCGATGTCTGGTGCAATTACAGAAAAAGCAAAACAACAAAAAGTGAAAGTGATCACAAGCCGACCGCTTGTTTTCCGGTGAAATCCTTATATTGAAAGCGTCCATTGATTAGATGACCGCAGATTGTTTGAAGACGTTATAAAATGAAATGATTATATTGAACTTGAACCATATATTTCACCGCGTTTTTTTAATGACGGGGTGAATTGGTTGGAAATTGCACGTGAACGATTGTGACTTGATAAAATTTGCGAACCGTGTCTTTTCCTTGCTGAACATGAAAAAATCATGAATAAACTTCCATGAAATCAAAATAAAATTCTTTTGTTTCAACCGTTTTGATCGTCCGTAAAAGATGAAATTGGGGCGGACAAATCATATCGTTCACTTTACATCAAAGACGCACAATATCTTGCAAATCAATTGATCAAAAAGTGATATGAATTATATGAAGTAATCATGAAATGACAACCCGAAATTGCGGGTTGCAAAATCATTGACACGGACGATTTGCGTTTTGTTGTTTCACTTTGTTCAAGATATGACGTTTTATGATGTGATTCGTGTCTTCATCATGCAAATAAAGCGTTTTGAAGACAAGCAACGGTGATTCGGGCGTGAACGGATCGAGAAAGATATTGATATTCAACGAACCGCAATTTCCGTGAATTTCCACTTGTTGCACACACGCCGTTGCGTTTGAACATAAATGATTTCAATTTCAATGTTTCAAATCAACACACGAATCAATTCACGCAAGAATTCTTGGACAAAATCGTTGCATTGTATTAAAAAAAAAATAAACAATAAATGATTTATATTTTGCAAAATAAAAATGGAAAAAGACGAACAAAACGAAAAAAAAGAAAAAAGGATTTGTAAAGAATGATTACAAATTGAAAGTTGTCGTCAATGTTTATTTGAAACATTATGCAGATTGAAAAAGTTTAATTCTTAATTTTTGGAGACATGCAAGCACCAAAAAGCGTCGAGATTTTAGAAATGGAAATGAAGCAAATGAAAGAAACAATAAATAAAATTGATGAAAATGTTTCAAAAATTTCTTCATTCATTTTTGAATGATGAATTGAAGAAAAGTTTGTTTCACAAAAAACTTTTGAATTGACGATTGAAGCGTTAGAAAAAGAACTTGACCAAAAAGGAAAAATGCTTGATGAATTGAAATCCAATCAATCAAAAGTTATTCGAATTGTGATCACTGCGGTTTTGTCCGCAATTTTGGGGCTTGTTATAAAATCAAATATTCTTTAATTCTTTACAAAATATAATCATGGAAAGCGTACTTTTGAGTATTGCGGGTTGATTGATCACGCAAATCGTGACTTGGTTGTCACTTAAAACAAAAATCAGTCAAACAACGTTGTCAATTCTTTTGCCGATTGTTTTTGGTTGAATTTATTATTTGATCCGTCAATATTTCATCGACGAAACAACACGACAACAAATCGTCGGTTTTATGTCCGGATCTTATGCGTCTTGACAACTTTTCTATAATTTCCGAAAACAACAATGACGACTTGATAAAAAATAATTTTATATTGTAAAAATAAATATTATGGAAAACGAATTCACAACGGGTGCATTATGTAAAAGTCCGGAAGAAATGGACGCAAGAGATTTTCAAACGGAAATGGTGATGTGAACTGTCACGGACGAAATGTTGAAAGATTTGCCAGAAGAAATTGATTTAATCAAAGAAATCATGGAATCATACAAACAATGATCAATTCCGTGTTGCACCGCAACCGCACTTTGTCACGCCGTATTGATTGAAAACATTTTCGATCATAAAACAAATAATTTGTTCCTTGATCAAAAAAATCAACGGGTTGACAATCAATGAAAAAAACGAGAATCAAACGAAAGCGGTGATTATTTGGAAAATGCGTTGAAAGGTGCAAGAAAAAATTGAATTAAATGAAAACTTGCGGATTGATCTGATTTTTCATTCAAGATTGATTGATATTCATATTCATGACGAGACAAAGACGTTGAAAGATTTTTGAAAGTGATTGCATATTATTTGAACATCAAAAAACCGCTTTATTGGAATTTAAGAGGAAACACAACAACATCAAAAGAAATGTCCGCCGGTGAAATCAAAACCGTTTATTCATTAAAAGAAACGAATTGGTGACATGCGGTTGCATTATGAAAAATTGATTTCAAAAGAAAAATCGTTTGATTCGTAAACAGCCGACAACGAAACACGGTGAACAAAGATTGATCAAAAACATTGTCCGTGTTTGAAATATCATTTGACGTTTTCAAACAATTATTGGGAAACGACGTTTTCGGTTGGAGATATTGGGAAATTTGGGATTTCAAAGATATTAAACCGGACGCATTATTCATTGATTTTGCGAACGTTGACGAAAATTCTGAATCATACAAAGCAGTCAAACGGGCGAAAGAAAATTGATACATCAAAGGAGTTCCGCAAGAATGATGATGAACGCGTCTTGAACCGAACCGTCCAATGACAAGATTGGAAATGTTGCTTGTTTTATATAGAATTTTCGGTTGAAAACCGTTTGAAAATAAATAAAAAACAATTGCAAGTCTTTGCGGGTTTGCAATCCATACAAAAGCGGATCTTTATGATCCGTTTTTGATTTGCATTTGATTTGAAAAATAATATTATTTTGTTGCATTATGCAGTGATTTGTGTTTTTTCTTCATGGAATTGAAAACCGATCCGAAAGGGTTGGTTTTTTCCTTTTATAAAAATTTTAACATGAAAATTTTTCGTGTAAAAAATTTCCGTTTTTTTTTACATGACAAAAAAAACGACATGGTTTTCACGTCGTTTTTGTTTGGTTTTTTGTCGGTTTTTATCAATTGCGGTGCGGTTTTATAGTTTTTGAACGGTGAACGAATTTCCGTCACGGAGTAGGGGGGCGAACATATCATTTGAATCAGAACATTTGAAAATATTTTCCAACATTTCACGTGTCATATTTTCGTTCAAAATTCTTGCATTATTTTCACCACGAACAAGAACACCAACACGTTCAAGATTGTCACCGATTTTTTTATATTCTTTCGGATTCAATCCGAATTGCATTTTTGCGTTGACGAAAGGGAATCATTTGTTTTTTAATATAAACGAAATCAAATCCGATTTTTCAACGCCGTCAATTGCGTCTTTTGGTGCGTTTTCTTTTGGTTGCATAAATTCAACATGCGGGATCAATTTTCAGATTTTCAAGAAAGCCGAAACAATCGTGTCAAAAAATGCAAATAAATTCACACAAACTATTCAACCGACAAATATTCGTTTTGAGTGAATAAAATCCAATGTTTGAATTTTTCACACAAAGCACACGCCGAAAATCAACGCACAAATGATCCGTTTATCACATCGTCGGATCAAGTTTTCAAAAATTTTTCCTTTTTCGATCGATTTGACGATTTTTGTTTTGATTGCGTTTTTAATCATGATTTTTTAATTCATCAAGTAAAAGTTGTGCAATTTCGGATTGCACTTTCAACATTTTTTCCGTTGTTTTTTTTCGTTTTCTCAAAATTTCCGTTCTTTTGAAAACGTCGGGTTCTTGTAAATAATCAACCCGAAGTGATTTTCTTTTGTTGCGTAATACTTCACAACTTTTGATTTTTGTTTCCATGTGTTTTTTCATAAGGAATAAAAGCGTCTTTTTAATTTGACGATATAATTATACACAAAAAAAAATATTTGTCAAATTTTTTGACACTTTTCCGTCTTGCAAAATTATTTTGTTTTTTTATGATGTGATTGTCAAACACGGTGACACATCAAAAACGATATGAAAACGGGGCGTCTTGCAAGCGAAAGACAACCCGATCATATATGCAACCGTCCGAACATTTGATTTGGTGGTTGCGTGAAGACATCTTGAACGCCGTGTTTGTTCAAGATGTTTTTATTTATTTAATATTGAATCAATGGACGAAAAATTGACGGCGTTCGTGTTTAAAACACGGGTTGACGTTGCGAATAAATTTCCGGACGCACAACAATTCAAAGATTTTTTCAATATGGTTTTTGAATATCAATTTGAATGAAAAGAACCCGAAAATGTTGATCCAATCATGAAAGCATTTTTCCAACAAATCAAACGATCCATTGATAAACGAAACGCAAGAAATCAAAAAATTTCAAATTCAATGAAATGAAATCAAAACGCAGTCAAGAACTTTGAAAACATATCAAAACAGATGAAAACAGATGAAAACAGTTGACAACAGATAAAACAGAAAAATAAAAATAAAAGTAAAAATAAAAGTAAAAATAATATAGATATATATAAACAAGAAAATAATATAAATGAAGAAAAAGAAAAAAAAGAAAATTTAATAAAAGAAAAAAAAGAAATTACGTTGAAAAAAAATTTGAATGAATATTCATTTGTCAATAGTTTCATCGATCCGTCAAATCCGTCGATTGCATATCAATTGAAAAAAGATAAAGATTATTTGTTGAAACAATATGCGGAAATCGACAAATTGAATAAAGATTGATATGACAACGCAACAATTCAAATTGTGTTGGAATATATCAAACAAGATGAATTTCGATCAAAAAATATTCTTTCAATCCGCAAATTGCGTGAAAAAGACAAAAATTGAATTCCTTATATTGTCCGCATGATTGAAAAAATCAAAAATTTCAAACCGACAATTGTGGATCTTGACGCTTTATAATTTATCAAATAAAAAATGGATTGAACAATCAAAACCGCAGAAAATCAAAAATTCGTTTGTGTTCACTTGTTTTCATGAGACGCAATAATTTTTGAATGAGACATCGACAAAATTTTTTCCGTATTACAAAACGGATCAAAGTTCGTGAAAATATCATGAAATGTTGTAAACATCAACGAAATCAAATTTGTTGAACCATACAATCCAAACGATATTGAAATATTTATTGCAACACAAACCGATCCGAAAATAAAAAGAGATTTGCAAAAAATCATGAAAGAACGTGACGAAAAGAATTTGAAAACAAACGGGGTTGAACATTTGCGGAGTATTTATGAAACCCGCAATCAATAATGTTTTTATTTTCTTATTCAAAAAGAAATGAAATATTCAAAGACTTGCGAATGTTGTGGAAATGTTGTTTCCGCATACACGCACAAACTGAACGCATGGAATGTTGACATGCTTGAAAAATTGGTTTTGTTTTATCAAAAACGACATCGTCCGGCGATCATTTCGGAATTGGATTTGTCACCGGTTGAATATTCCGTTTTTGGAAAAATGAAACATTTTGGAATCATCTCACATGTAAAACGGAAAACCGCAATTGACGGCGAGACTATATCTTGACGGATTCCAACGCAAAAATGAATTGATTGGTTGAAATGACAAATTCAAATTGAAAACAGATCAGCAAGTTTTTGAAAGGAAACTTTGCCGTTGGATCATGAAGCACGGGAAACCGACAAAATTTGACGAAAATTGGTTCGGGTTCGAGACATCAAGACGGATTATAAACGAAAACACGGTGACGAATATAGAAAGGAAAAATGAACAAACACATTGTTCGATTTTATTTGTTGAAAATAATCATGGAAATTTTGGTTTTGGTTGCATTTTATTTTTCCGGATTTGTGAACGAACCGCAACCCGTTGATCCAACAAATCCGTTGAATTATTCAATCACGATTGACGGGTTTGATTATTATTCAGACGCAAACCGTCGGGCGAATTTATGGTTTGATTGAACGTCCGGTGATGTTGCAATTGTTGAAACATTCATGCAAGAAGCAATGTTCAACAAAGACGCCATTTGATCAAGGGGCGAAAAATGACTTTGTCAATTATTACCTAACAAAACAAACAACGTCCGGTTGAATGATCCACGTCGATCGAGTGGTGATTATCAAGCGAAAGTTTGTCTTGATAAACGAAACGCCGTGAAAGATAAATCGAAAATTTGGAGTGCGTATAAAGTGAGACATAAACAATCAAAGAAAATCAAATTTGTCAAATAAAAGAATAAAAATTGACTTGAAATTGTAAAAAATAAAGATATAAAATAAACATCAAAATGATTTTATATCTTACAAACCCGCAAAAATGGAAAAAAACATCATGGTTTGATTTCCGAAAAAAAAGACATTTCGAAATCAAACAACCGACAATGAAAAATGATTGATTCTTGCGTGAATCAATCTTGCACTTGCCGTTTATTCGTCAATATTTGCAATCGGATTCGGATTGTTCCTTTTTAATTGTTTTTTTGTGTATCAATGGACAACGAAATCATAAAAACACCACTTGACGACGTTGTTTTCATTAAAACACGCGTCAAAACATTGAATTTCAAATGTGAAAGATGTTGAACAATCATGACGGAATGACGAACGATCATGAAAAAAAGATATTGGTTCGACAATCAGAAAAAAGAAAAACAACATGTTTTGTGCAATAAATGTTTCAAATTGGTTGCGGATCATTACGAAAATTTATTTCCTGATTTCAAAATAAATGAAAATAGTTAATCAAATTATATATGACGAATGATGTGAATATTTCACAATAGACAAATTCTTGATGAAAGAAAATAAAAAACCGAAATTGATGAAATCTGTTTCGTTTTATAGATCCGAACTTTGTGAATCATTTGAAAATTATTGATGATCATTTGTTCAATCATTGGGTGCTTGTTTGAGAAATGCGGATCATATAAACGCAAAAAAATTGATTGAGACGTTTCAAGATTATGTGGTTGAATATGCGTTTGATTTTATCAAAGAAGATCAAAAAAATGCTTAAATATCAAACGGATTGGTTGAAATCACGTCACAAATCACCAACGGACATCATTCATTGTGAAATTCCGGATTGTCCGAACATTGCAACCGAAATTCATCACATTTCACGTTCAATGCGTTGAAAAAGAAAAAACAAATCCGACGGATCAGATTTGATTGCATTGTGTAGGATTCACCACCAAGAAATTCACAATCAAAACACAGAAAAAAATATAAAAAATTTACTTGAAATAGTAAAAAAAATACTTATAAGAAAATCAAGATTTTATTCTTAATCATATTAAAACATGGATTGCAAACAACAAACTTTCGGAATTTACAACAAACTTGCGGGGGTTCGTTCTGAAATTGACGGAATGTCAAAGGAATGAGAAAATGAAATGCAAGGTTATTCGTATTTTTCCGACGATCAAATTTCAAGAACTTTCAGATGATTGTTCAACCTTTACAAAATCGACTTTTTATATTCAAGCAAAATCACCGGTTGCCGTGAAATATCACCAACCCGTTCATGAACAAAACAATTCATCACGGACGTTTTGATTGAATATAAATTTGTTGATATTGAAGACGGATCATTTGTTGAATGAACCGCATGTTGAAGTTGAAACGACACCGGCGACAAGTGAGTTTATAAAGCAATCACAGGGGCGGTGAAATATATATTCATGAAAACGTTTCAGATTTCGACGGGTGACGATCCGGAAAAAGACATCGTAAAGGATCGAAAACCAAAAGAAGAAAAACAACCAAAAAAGGAAACGAAAAAAGATCCACTTGAATTTGATGAAGAAAACAAAGATTTTGATCCGAACATATTCAAAGACGAATTCACGGAAAAAGATTTCGAGAATTTCAAAAAAGCGGTTGAATCATGAAGTTTCAACATTGAATGAAAAACCGCCGGAGACGTTATTGAAGAAATATCGAAAAAATATGATGTTTGAGCAAGACGAAAACTTGAAATTCAATGATTTATGAAATACAAAAAATAAATCATGAAACGAATTGCAGAAAAAAGCAAAATAAATCGAAAACAAATTGTTGAACGGTTGAATGATCAAAAGGACGGACAATATTCAATTGAAATAAAACGTTATTGAAAAAAAACGGACGCACAAAGTTGATATTATTGGGGCGTTGTGCTTGAAACAATTGCAAATGAAACATGATTTTCGGGCGTTCAACGATTTTATTTGTGATGAATGCCGATCATCATGGATTGAAAGGAATATTTGCACGCCGTCATGAAATGATTGTTGCAAAAAACAACATCAAAGACAATGACGAAATTTGAATATTCAGAATTGATTGAAACAGCAATTGAAGTTGCGGACAATCTTTGAATAAAAGTTCCGCCACCTATTAAATAATAAAACCCGCAAAAATGAAAATGATTTGATTTGTTCACGTTATCACAAGAACACGTTGTTCAAAAACATATTTGACGAAAATTGGAGTGATTTGACGCCGTGTTGCATTGATAACGTCACCGATGACATGGTTGTTCGGACGTTCACACATGCGGATTTCCGGACAGAAAATGAAAAAAAAGCGTTGCGAATGAAAACGATGTGAAATATCTTGACAATTGGAAATTTACAAGGGGGGGGGGTGATTTTATAAAGTTTCAATGAAAAATTGCACGATAAAACCACGAACCGCACCAAACAAAATCAAAACAAAATTCAAAAAGTTTTTATTCCTTATTCATAATATCATGAAGAAATGATTCTATCACGTTTGAGCCGAATATTTGATATTACCAAACCGGCTTTGAAAATTGGTTGAAATTTATTGAAAACCCGTCAGAAAAATGCTTGAATATGATCCAAGCAAAGTTGATGACGAATATTGAAATGTTGAATATTTACATTATGCAACTTGACGCGTTGAAAGAAAAAATTTTGAATGAACAATTTATTGTGATTTCGAAACAGCAAATAAAGCAAGAGAAGAAAACACATTGAAACAAATTTGACGCGTTATGCAAGACAAATGATATAAAATCATGGATTTTGCAAAAAAAGACGCAAGGATTGAAGAACTTGAAAAAGAAAACGAAGAATTGAAATCATTGCCACCCGTAAATGTTGAAAATATTGATTGCGACATATACCC